GTGGCAGTAGAGAGCACAAATCAAAACTGCCAAAGATATGGCAACCATATACCAAAAGATTAAGAGAGTGCAAGTTTTCTCAGACTTAATAAACCACTATAGCTATGGCTCTGATGGGACTCTATGTATTCCTATCGAATTGCTATAATCAATAGTTCAACTCCACTTGCTAACCATAATTGTATTTTAATACAGTATACCTTAAATTGACATAAGGGACTCCCTATGGTATACTTCTAACCAAAAAGGATTATCATGAATAAGCCAATGATACTAAAGTGGAATGGTAGAATATTCCAGAGCAAGAATAAGATGGCAGCAGAATTAGCAGAAGAACGCGGAGTAACAGCTAAATGCTTGGTTAAGACTATTACTGGTGTAATTAATAGAGATGGTACGCTTTATGGGTATGATATAGAAATCATTCAGCCTACAAAGGGGAAATAGGCTGAATAATAAAAGGAGTATGATGAAATACATGAGGTTTTGTGTCGTCACACATAGAAATTATAATGCATATAAACTTAAAGGAATGCAATGTCATTGTTATTGAAGGAAGAAGAACTTCCAAATTTACCTACAAAGGATACAGAACATAAAGCTATAGAATATGTATCTCTTGTATTTGATGGTATGGATAAAATAGATGCATTTAAGGAAACATTTCCAGCAAGATATGATAGATTGGCAAAGAAAGCTACAGCAGATAGACGCAATATTAAAGCAACTGTAATGAGTGCTATTAATATGTATGAACGTGGTAAATATGTAGCAAGTTTATATAGTATGGCAAATGAGCAGTATTATGCAAGGTTTGTAAATAAGCGTACAAAATTACTTGAGAAGTTGTATGATATAGCTATGAGCGATGATGAGAAGATGAGCCATAGACTTGTAGCATCAAAGACATTCCTTGGTTCTATTCCTGAACCTAAGCAAGAGATTGTGCATAAAGTTGAAGTAGATGTTAAAGATGAGTTTAGACGAAAACTAGAAGAGCGTCAGAAGATGCTTTATAGTATAGCAAACAACGAAGATATTGAAGAAGCAATAGTAGTAGATGAGGTGGTAGAAGATGAGTGATCACATAGAGCTTCCAAAGCATCCAGATGAGATATTCTCATCATCATTTTGGTGCAATGAACGTGCATATAAAGCAATGACAAATATAGAGAATAGGAAGGAAGCAGAAACTATAATGTTATTTGGTCAGACATACTTTCCTGATCACTTTCCATCTGCACATCCAAAGCTACACACTGACATCTTGGCTCTATTTTGCGACAAGAACGAGCATTTAAAAGATACAGCAGTTCCACGTGGACATTCTAAGTCAACTTTGGTATCATTCCTACTTGCAATGTATAGAATATGCTTCCAGAAGAAGAAGTTTATCGTTATAGTTTCCGACTCAGAAGACAAGGCGAAAGACTTCCTTATTCGTATCAGAGACGAACTGGAGCACAATAAGGAGCTTATCAATGATTTCTCTTTGGACGGATTTAAAACGACAGATTGGTCGAAAACTGACCTTGTTACTAAAACCGGAATTCGTGTGGTTGCTAAGGGAAGCAATCAGTCTCTTCGTGGTCTTATTCATCTCGATACTCGTCCTGACAGCATTATACTTGACGATATTGAGACCAATGATACTGCTGGGACAGATTCTATCATCAACTTCCTATTAACTGACGTAATACCTTCAGCAAACCGTAGAGGTGACTACGACATATGTTATGTTGGTACTATTATTAAAGATATGTCAGCACTGCATAGAATGGCTATAAATGACCAGTGGGCAAGTGCTAAGTGGGAAGCAGTAGATGACAATGGAGAAATGATAGCTCCAATGTTATTGCCTAAGTCAGAATACGAAAACCAGAAGAAGATGTACCAAAATCTTGGTAAAATGTCAGTATTTTACGCAGAAAACCACAACAATCCTATGGTTGCAGATGACGAACAGACATTTAAGCCTGAATTCTTTATTTATGCAGATAAAGAGCCAGAAGGGTGCAATTACTATATAGCATATGATCCAGCAATGCCTCCAAGTGGTAGAACTAAAATAAAACGTGTAGATAGATCAGTAATGATTGTCTTGGCTACAGATAGTAACCAAAATTGGTACGTTGTCAAGATATTGGCAAATAGAGATACTCCAGCCAAGAATAGAGAGCTATTATACAACCTATGTAGAAAATATAAACCATATACTATATGGATGGAAACAATAGCTGCACAACGTGGTATGTACTTAGAGATAAGAGACAATAGACCAAAAGACATAAACCTTCCACTAAGGGAGATACCATCTCAATCTGGTTCTAAAGAGGCAAGAATAGAGCAATTACAGCCGTTTTATGAATCTGGACGCATATATCATATAAATAAAAGTGATCAAGAGATTATTGAGCTTGAGAGAGAATTGCTTCTATTTGGACGTACTCCGCACGATGATAGCTCTGATTGTCTTAGCTTTTTCATTAACAAAGTTAAGTATCCAACTAAAACTAAGCAAGAAACAAGTAAAATTACAGATGAGTGGAATGAGTTTTTAAGACCATCCGCAATAGGTAGCTGGAGAACAGTTTAATTGACAACAATAAAAAATTATGGTTAAATACAAACATGGAAGAAAAATACATATCTAAGCAGAATAATGCTCAACTATTAGAAACTCTCGAAAGCTGGTTTAGTGACGTTGTATTATTTGACAAGTCGTGGAAAGATAAAGCAAGCGAAATGTACAAAAGATACCATGGTCATCAGTGGACTGAAGAAGAAAAAGCTATATTAGTTAATAGAAAGCAGGCTATTTCTACATTTAATCATATTGCACCAGCTATTGATGCTATTGTTGGTGGCGAAAGACTTAATAGACCTAAGATTAAGATGGTCGGTAGAACTGCTGACGATGAAAGAGTTGCAGAAGTTAAATCAAACCTATATGACTATATTCAATATAACTCTAAAACAGACGATGTATTAGATAAATTTGTATTAGACTCACTGGTTGCTGGTAGAGGCGGTATATACATTAATCCAGTAATGGATGCTAAAGGTAAAACAGATATTCTTCATGAGTATATTGATTATCGTGACTTTTTCGTAGATCCATTGTCTAAAAGAGATGACTTATTCGATGCAAGATATGTATCATATGCAGTATATGTAGATGAAGACATTCTAAAGAATGCTTTTGAGAAATATACTGGTGAAGAGTCTACAGAAGGTGGATACGCATTTGAACCTTCATCAGAAGACTATATGTGGTTTGAAAAATCAAACAGAAAGAGACCAAGACTTATTACAACTTGGTACAAAGACGAAAAAGGCTTTATTTCAACTGCTATTTGGGTAAAAGGTAAAATTTTATACCAAAAAGATAAGCCATATGAAGCAAATGAGTTTCCATTTATACAATTAACATATAAAAGAGACTTAGATAATACTCCTTATGGTATGGCTGTTGGAATGGTTTCTGCTCAAGATGAGATTAACAAGAGACATTCAAAAGCAATGCACTATCTTAACTCTTCTCAAGTACTTGCTGAAGAAAATGCATTTGTAGACTGGGAAGAAGCAAAGAAAACACTTGCTGATCCATCTGGAATTACAAAGCTACAGAATGATGTTCTTAGAGAAGGAAGAATAGAAATTATACCAACTGCAGCACTGGCTGAAACACATATTAAACTTATGCAAATTGCAGAAGGCAAACTATTATCTACAGCTGGTATTAACCCTGCATATGTTGGTCAAGCAAGCCAGTATGAGTCTGCTAAAAAAGCTAACTTATCTATTAATCAGGCTCAGAATACACTTATTCCGTTCCTTAACAAGATTAGAATTGCAAGATATAAACTTGCATCAACAACAATGAAACTTGTTCCAGAGTTCTTTACAGATGAGAGAATTATTAGAATTGTAAACACGAATGGAGAATATTCATTTATGCCAGTAAATACAATTCAATTGCTTGATGATGGAACTGCAGTCAGTATGAACGACTTAACTGTTGATGATGTTGATATCGTTATAGAAGATGCTCCAAGAGGACTAAATGAAAAGCAAGAACAACTTCAAATGCTATTGCAGATTCAAGGTCAAACAAGCAGACCAATTCCAATGGAAATTTTATTAAGATACACTGATCTTAAAGACAAGCATGAGTTATCAAAAGAGCTTGAAGAGTACTATAAAATGGAAGCTCAATTACAACAAGCACAGCAAATGATAGAGCAAATGCAACAACAAATACAAGATCTTGGCGGACAAGTACAACAACAGCAATCAGTTATTACGCAAGTACAAACTGCAAGAGCTGTAGATAAAGAAGTTGCAAAAGTTAAAACACAGATGGGTGTAATAAAATAATGGAAATGAATAAAGAAGTTAGTGGATTTAATGTTATGTATCCATCAGGATTAAAGTATAAGGGAAATCTTTCTCCACTTAAGGCAATAGCTATTGTTAAAAACAAAGATGGGTCAACATCAACAGTTAGAACAATGAGCGTAAACTTTGGAGAAGGAGAAGTGCTTATACCAACAGTGCATCCAGATGGATATGTTATGTCTAATGATGAAGCAATAGAC